CTCCACAAAGCCGTTCGGCCGCTATGAAAGTGGACCGCGCTGCTGCCTCCTTGTCGACGCCTATATCTAAGTCCTCGCGTTTTTGGTAAAACGCAAGGGTTTGTCTTAGGTACGTAGCGTCGGCAACTGAAATAGCAGAATAGTCAACAACATAGTCACACAGAGTACGGAAGTCATTACTGCTAACAGCAGCGGTGACAGTTTCCCGTATTCTTTGGTCAGAAATCTGACCTGTGTGCCAAAGTGCGAGTGCCTTGAGTACTTCATTTGTGTCTCCAGTCGGCAAGACCTGGTCCCAGCGCGTAAAAACGCTCATATCAACTCCTTTATTGGAAGAGGTGGGACAGCTGTCATTATGAGCCCCAGAACATAGGGGCGGGCACCTTAGGTAGGTGCCACCAGCAAATCAAACAGTTCAGGCAGAGGACCAGTGGTAGCAGCAGCAACGGAAGTTGAAATATTTCCGTCGATGTTGATACTCATCTGGCGAATCAGCCTGCGACCGGCGACATCAGAACGCTCATGGAACAAACCGGTTTCCCGGATTGTCATAGTGTGAGCAACCTTTGGCGCAGCGGTATAACCCGCGGCGTTCTGGTTGAGCACAGCTTCCATGACAGGCACTTCAGTCAACTTTTCAGTCTTATATACGCCGGAGCGAAGTCGTTCGATTGACATCGTACAGCGTACCTGCGCATAGGCAGGAAGACTGGCCAGCGATTCGCGCCAGAAGGCTTCAACACGACCTTTATCACGGGTCACGCTGACGGCCAACAGGGTATGCGAAACGGGGGTGGCAGCACCGTCAAAGACGGTGATATTTGCTATTGCACTCATAGTGAGTCATCTCCAAAGTAAGTCACTGCAACAAACCCGCAGTAAAAGGGTAGATCAAGTTCTGATTAAAACTTGGTAAGATTTGTGAGCAAAGCAAGCGCGTTAAGCGTATGCTTCATCGAAGCCACTTTCCCAAGTGGCTTGGTCTCAGGGCACGGAACTTGCAGAGAGGTAGAAACAGTTCTAGTGAATTTGTAGTCCTTCCGGTTAAGGAAGTACCCATTATCACTAGGATGAATCTCCCACTGCGGCTTCGCAACTAGAGGGCCATGGGAATTAACTTCCCAGATCGATGTCGTGACAAAGGTTCCTGTAAGAGCTCTGCTTGTAGCAAGTCCAGATAGGTAGTTCCCAATGGGAATAAACCAGTCTATGACAAAACTATATGGCATGAGCTCCCAAGCGACACTCGCAGGGTCCATAAGACCCGAGAGTACAGCCATATCCTTCTCTTTCAAGTAGGCTATGATCTGTTGGGAACGCTTGTAAGTACCAGGAATCAATGAGCCAGGGTGGCCGATATCCCAATTCACCACAAGTGGATTATCGGAATGGCGGCCGTTCGCATTACGTCGAACACTGACTCTATACTGGAGGGGCACAGAGAATTGGTGCGCCAGAAACTGGGCACCCTCTTCTGCGTCCTGCAACAGAGGAAGCCAGCCGTATTGCAGTTCGAGCCAGTTCCGTGCGGGTACCTTCGGGTGGTCGATGACCCTCCGAGTGTAACCGTCGGTAAGAGCTCTTGCCGCTTTACGCAGGTTTCCTTTCCGGGCACTCCTATACGCAGAATAAATCCGCGTAGCAGAGTCGAAGATCATGGCCAGCGAGTGATGGCCTTCCGCAAGGAAGACAGCAGGGTTAAAAGAAGACCCTGCAATTTCATCGCGCAACTTACCAAGAAGCGCGAGATCATCATTAGCTGTCCAAGGATCTGCGTTGAGGCCGATAGAACCGCCATGGTTTGTATCCATGTAGGTGTTACCGGTTTCCTCATAAGCCTGGACCGTAGGCAGAACCTTTCGGGTTCTGACCCGTGCCAAGTTGGTGGTAAATCCACCGGACACGGAATACGCGTGTTGCTCAACACGAGCACGCTTAGGTGGTTTGACCCACTTTCGGCGTACTACCATGCGAGAGGAAATCAACTTCTTATAGGTCATAAACCCATTTGAAGTATCGATATCCCAGGCGTAACTTGCCGGCTGAATAGTCTTGGTTATGCGCTGTTTGCGCTTAGACCCGACCACTTTAGCCCAATATGTTACGGTTTTCGCTGGTTTTGGCTTAATGTACACATTCGTATACACCGGTTTTGCCGGTGGATAGTCCGTGCCCGTCCAAACCTTTTTGGTATACCTACCTAATTTGTAGGTACCAGCTGGGGGTGTAGGGCCGGAATTGAAGTACACAGCGCTCCATGTTTTGTTTCCAGTTGTCACAGTTGCTGCTCCTGGATTATCCTGCGCTTGGCCCATTCAAGCGACTCAGCATCTCTGCTGAATAGCTTCTGAGCCAAGATCCAACCCCGAGACATAGTTTCGGAATTGGATATAGAAGCGTCTGACCGCGCTCGTTCATAGGCATCATACACAGAGAAGTAGCTTAGAC